GTGGATTGTCTTGTGCAACCGCCGTGGAGCTCAGGTGTCATACCTGGAGTTCATGGAGGAGTGCGAGGCAGCCCTCAATGGCGATGACAATACCTTTACTGTGAGCGAGGCCGTGAGTCTCTGGTTCAATCCAGCCTCAATCGGCCCCGTGTGGACCAGCATCGGTGTCACCACTAAGACTCCTTGTGAGTCGGCCCGCCCACTCAGGGACGTGCGTTTCCTATCGCAGGGATTCACGAAGAGTGAGGAGTTGGGCATGTGGATGCCCGTGCCAGAAACAGAGCGAGTGTTGAGCTCCCTGTATGCTGGTGCGTGTGTGGATGACGTAAGGTGGCACCTGCTTCGTGCTAGTGCCCTGCGTCTGGATTCCTACTACAATATGGAATGTCGAGTGGAGCTACAGAGCTACATCGAATACCTCAACAGCAACTATGCTCATAAGATGAGTGGTACTGTGGAGGACGGCAGCGGGAAACCGCTGCTGACCATGTTGGAGATTCGGAACGTTTGGAGGAGCGACGCTTGGATCGAATCGCTCTACTGTGGACAAGAAGCAAATGACGGAACGTGCGGTGCACTCAAACCAATGAGCACGTTTAAACCGACCATTCAGCTGTACACACAGATCTCGCAAGTTAACGACAACACTTTCGAGAACCAGACCCACTATGCCGAAGAAAGCCAGCAAGCAGCTGGCTCGTCAGCGGCAGCAACAGTCCACGCGCGACAAGGCTCGCGCGGCGCAGATGCGAGGCCCCATCAGAGGCCCGCTGCTGCGCAACCCTGTCGGCAGTAAGCGCAAGCGTCCATCGCGACCAAGCGCTGCTGCCGGCTCGGGCGGCCCGACCGGCCGTCTCGGCATGGGTGGCATGAGCAATCGTGCCACCAATCGCCGGGCTCAGATCATTGAGGAAGACGAGTACATTGGTGAGGTGAACGGAAGCGTTGGCTTCGTTACCACCCAGTATTCGTGCAACCCTGGTCAGGCGGCGGTGTTCCCATGGGGAAACCGCATTGCTTCGTTGTATGAGCGCTACGACTTCGAGTCGTTGGAGTTCTACTACAAGCGTGAGGTGTCGGAGTTCGCTGCGAACGGCGTGACCGGAAAGGTCATGCTCTCCTTCGACTACGACGCCTCGGATGGTCCTCCGACCACCAAGCAGGTGGTGGAGGATTCGGTGCCGCATGCCGATGGCATGCCGTGTACATCGATCATTCGTCTGCCTATCGACTGCCGCGTTGCGCGTGCAGCAGATGGCAAGTTCGTGCGTCCGGGCGCTCAGCCCGCGAACACGGATCTCAAGACCTATGACATCGGCAACCTCTTCGTTTCGACGCAGGGTTGCGCCAGCACTGCGGTGGTGGGCGAGCTTCATGTTCGCTACCGCGTGCGGCTGTTCGAGCCAGTGTTGGATGCGTCCACGCTGGCCGGCGGTGCAGTTCACTTTTCCAGCATTGCAGCCACGACGGCTGACAATTTTGCAGCCTCGGCGCTGCAGGCAGGCTACACGCCTGCGCTGGGTGGAATCACCGCGGCCACCAACATCATCACATTCCCCTCGGGCATCCCCGGCAACTACGTTGCAGTGCTGACCGTTGCGGGAGCCACCAGTGCGACGGCGTTGGGCGGCTTCACCCTCAGTGGTGGAGCAACCCAATTGCGCCTGCTGAGTCAATCAGCTGTGCGCAACGCCGCGTCGCAGGTGGCAAGTCTGGCTGGCACTACGGTGTCGCCAGCATGTGTGGTGTGTTCTTTCACTGTTGCCACGGGCGGAGGTCTTCTGACTCTCACGCCCAGCACCATTGTTGGAACTGGCACCATGGATCTCCTCATCTTCTCGCTGCCGTCGTCTCTTTTGACGGCGACGCAAGGAGTGGGGGAGCTCTCCACTGAGCTGGAGGAGCTGCGTGATCAGGTCGCGGAGATGCGATCCTGGTACCTCGGCACTTCGGCCGGTCAATCGGCAAGCTGCAGGCCTGCAAGCCTGAGCCTGTCGGAGGACGAAGGCGACTATGACAGTAAGTCGCCGGAGCTTGACAGCTCTGTGCACATCTCTCGCAGCATGGCCGCTCGCCTGATGAAGGCGGTCGGTGCCAGCAAGTAGCGCCAACGAAAGTTGGCAACATGCTGTGAGTGATTAGTGCACCTGTTGGGGAGTGGCCCTCCAAACAATGGCCAGACACTGTGTGTGTGTTTCGAGCAGGTTCAATCCTTGCTGACCTAGTCCGTCGGCGGTTTAAAAAA